GTAAATATGGGGCCTTTGAAGTTGTTGAAACTCCAAATTCTTCAAACCTTTCTCTTGGAAGAGATGGAGTTGATTGCTTTCCCATAACAGGAAGATCTTTAGTTCTTCTTCTAAATCCAGGTGTTACCGCATGTACCAAAAATTCATCATCTGGTCCTTGACCTTTTGCTGTTGGAGTTACACCAACTTCTTTCCACCAAGGGTCATCATATAATTTATTTTTTCTATCTGAGAAATGTCCAAATGGTGTTCCCATTCCAGTTTCATTTGCAATACCTGTTGATGCTCCGCTCTTACCCTTTGAATCTGGTCTAAGGTTTGGAGTTCTTGTTCCGCCAATTCCAGCAGATCTTTTTGCGTAATCTCTAAGCATTTGAGCTGCAGCTTTAGCTTTTTTCATGTCTGTAAACTTAGGCAAAAACTTTCCTAATGCTGTTACGCCGCCAGCAAACTTAATTCTTCTTACAGAAGCCCCTACAGCTTTTGCAATTTTACTTGTTATAGATCCTGCACGACCTGAACCAGATCTTAGTGCAGACCTCATATTATAATCTTGTGTTTTATCAACTGCAGTTCCTGTTGCAATTGTTGTTCCAGTTCCTGGAACCATAGTCATTCTTTCAATAGGTACTCCAGAAGCAATTGAAAGAGCATTCATTCTTTCAATCATTTTGGCATTAATTGCTGCAAGTGCTGCTTGTGATTTTTCTACTGTAAGTATTCCAGCTTCTGCAGCTGCTGCAACACGAGCTGATGAGGCAGCTGCTGTGCTTGTAATCTGTTCCATCTTTGGCAAAATAGTGCTGAAGTCTGCCATAAATTCTGCTGGAAGTTTTCCAGTTGTGTCAATAATTCTTTCAACTGCCGCCATTTCTTCTTTTGATCTCATAGCCATAGCAGTCATCATTGTGTGCCATTTAGCAGCCTCTGTTGCATTAATTGCTGTACTTGCACCATTAATTGTTGTTAACCCTGGAACTACTGGAACCTTTGATCCAGGCATTGCCATCATTTGTGGATTACTTCCAATTTTTTTATTTGTCATTGGATCTAATGGAACAGATGTATGAAATGTTTGTTGAAGTCTTTGTGCTTCAGTTAATTGTGCCTGTGGATTATAATGTGCAAAATCAAAGCTTGCAACTCCTACACCTTCACCAGCACCTTGAATAATTGGTTTAGCTGTTATTGTTCCGCTTCTTGAAAGAGCTGCAATCTGTTGCATTTCTAAACGCATTCCGTTTAATGCTGTTGTTAGTACTTTGGCTGCGGCTGCGTCTGAATAAAATGTTTTTTCTACTAATGTGCCAGCTTTAGAAGCGGCTATCATTTCTGGAGTAAGTAATTTAAATCCTTTAGTTTGACTAAAGAATGCTCTAATTCCTGCAAAACCCTTCATAACATATCCAAGGAAGTTTGCAAATACACCTGTAAGCATGATAATTGGTCCAGATATTGCTGTAATTCCACCAAGTAGGGCTACAAATTTCTTGACTGGTTCTGGAAGTTTATTAAATGTTTGAAGCATTCCATCTGCAAAATTTAAAATCTTTGTAGCAATACCAAGGAACTGTTCTCCAACCGTTGCAAGGTCTGCCTTCAAACTTTCTAACGCTCTCTTGTATTTTCCAGATGCTGACTCTGTTACAAGAGACAACTCTCGGCCAGCCACATTTGCCAATTCATCTGTGCTTGCTTTCATAAGGTCTATAACTTGAAGTGTCTGAGATCCTTTTCTTCCAAGGTTATCAAATAGGGCACCCATTCTTGCAAACTGGTATTTTCCAAACAAGGTTTCAATAGCCTGTTGTTTTTGCAATGGGTTTAATTTGTCCATTGCTTTTTGCAATTCCATAATTGTTGCTGTAATGTTTCCAGCATTGCTTTCTACAATTTGAGTTAAATTAATTCCAAATCCAGAAAATTGTTCTTTAGCAACTTTAGTTGGATTAATCAATGAACCCATTGCAGACTTTAATGCGTTAGCACCTTCTGCTGCATTAATTCCGCCTTCACGCATAGCAGTTAAGAATAGGGCTAAATCTTTTACGTCTCCTCCCAAACCTTTAATAACTGGTCCAGCCTTTGGAATGGCTTCTACAAGATCTTGCAATGTTGTAGAGGTTTGGTTTTCAACAGCGTTTAAGAAGTTAATTGATTCTGCAAGTTGGTCTGTATTTTGTTTAAAAGCATTTTGAATTGCAAGTGTTGCTTTCATTGCTTCTTGCTTATCAACTTCACCAAGTACTGAGAGACGTGTGGTTTCTCTCAGCGACGCTAGCAACTCCTCTCCTTGCTTTCCAGTTGCTGCAATATCTGCTGCTAGTGATAGCGATTCTTTAAATGAAACTCCATATGCGGCAGACAATTCTTTAGCAGTCTTAATTGTTTCTTGTCTTAAATTAGCCAAATCACTCTGTGCTGTTGGTGCAAGTCCACCATAAACCTTCATTAACCTTGTTAGTTCTTGATCTGCTTCTCTAAAAGCTTTTGCTGCAGCTGAACCAAATGCTGCCATTGGTACAGTTAGTCCTACTGTTAACTGACGACCAGCCCACTGAGTATTTTTACCCCAGTTAATAAGCTGATTTGCTCCATCAGACATAACCTTATTAAGAAGGGAAAGCTCCATTCTTGCAATTTTAGTTTTATTTGCTAATTCATTAATTCCAGTTGGTACGTGAACTTGAAATTGCATTTGGCCTTGAGCATTTCTGCCCATAGGTTGAACTATTGCATTTTGAAGCGCTACCTGTTGTTTTGCGAGATCACGAATCATACCACCAGCTTGGCGATGATATTGCTGCCAATGCTGATAGTAATCTCGTAGTTTTAATTTGCCTTGATCAAGCGCTTTGCCAAACTTTTCTGTGTCGCTTGCAAGGGTAACAAAGTGTGTGTTGAACTGATTGCTTTTCTTTAATATATCAGCAAATGCATTATTTGTTGCAGCAATTTGCTGTGTCAGTGCAACATTTGAAGAACCTAGTTTTTGTTGTAAAAGAGTAAGCTGTGCTACTGCTTTATGTATCTGACTTATTAAGCCAGAAAAATCAGCATTAGCGGTTATATTAGTATTTATATTTTCAGCCACTTATTTACTCCTCGGTATACCCCAATCCTTGATTTATACCGAAACCTTTGGCAGCAGCAGCTTGACCACGAAGTCCAATGATATCATTTTGTAATCCATTAATACCTTGTGCTCTCATTTGGATTTCTTCAAATGTTGGATGTTCTCTGTCTTCATCCTCAACTGATGCTTCCTCCCCTAGGTTTATTCCCTGCAGTGATGCAAGAAACTTTTTATTTTCCTCTTCCTTTTTACTTATACCTTTTAATAATTGTATAAGTTCTGGCATTGAAAGATTATCTTCTAGTTCTTCAAAGTTTTTCCATTTACCAATTAGAAAAACTTGTGCTTCTAAGGCGGCTAGATCTAGTTCTGACCAGCCAGAACTGCTGCCGCCAGTAGATTTGGGTCGTCCATCTTCATTCCCCCGCAAACTTCAAGAATGCGATTGATTGTTGGAACGTCCAACGCATCTTCAAAAGCATCTCTATCTTTTACAAGTTCTGGAAGTTGTTTTTCCAAAGCTACTCCGCAAGCTTCAATAAGTATGTTTAATGTGTCATCTTCATTTGTGACTTCTGCTGTCTTCTGAATGACAGTCATGAACTTTCTAAGTTCTTTGATGGTAAGTGGTTTTAGCTTTACCCTTGCTCCATTTTGTAGTTCAATTTCTTGGACATCGTATACGGTTGTTGCCAATTTATCCTCCTTGGATACTCCTAATCATTATAGCAAAAATATATAGATAAGCAAATAACAAACCCCCATTTCTGGGGGTTTGCTGTCAATATTAAATTGTTATTTAATTGTATTAAGCTTCAATTACACGGTCAATAATCTTACCGTACTCTGCCCCTGCATATGCTGCATCAGGAAGAAGACGGAAGGTTACTGGAAATACAGTTGGGTTGTTACGAGCCAATGTGAATTGTGATTGCTGTACTGAAAGTACACGACGTGCATAATATACACGCTCACGCTTCTTATTAGCTGAGTTACGTGGTGCCAAACCGACAGCGATTAGCTGACGCTCTGTAGGCTCCTGACCCAAAGCTCCCGCTTCAAGACCAAGTGCATCGTTTGAAAGTGTTGCAGAACCTTGACCGAAAACACGTAGAACGTTTTCTAGTGTTGCTTCGGTAAATTCAGTTGCAAGCATAACTTCCATGGACTCCTTGAACAGCTTTGCTGTATCAAGAAGCTGATCCACTGTTACTGAACCGTAAGTTGGGTTGTAAGTAATCTGAAGACCATTATTTGTGTAACCAACGTTTGCATATGCTCCAGACAATGTTGCGCCTTTAAGCTCACGAGTGTCTGCATCATAAATTGATGTGTTAGCTGTTACTGCTGCTCCTTCTGGGAGAACAGTAGCATAAGTTGAATCTGTTGAATCCTTTTTGGAAAGGAACATCGGAGCTGCTCCGACGATAATATTCTTAGCTTCAAATGCCATTTTTTATTTCCACCTCCTGGAATTTTAAAAATTTTAAATCAATGCTGGCTAGGCGTGTTTCCTCTTAGTACAATAATAGGCCAAAATGGTTCATAAAGCAAGGCTAACTGTATCTGCCGCTGACAGATACGTCTCTAGAATACTTGATTTCTATAACGATATCTGTAGAAAGGAATCCAAGGACCTCTTCTGATGGAGAAGTTGGAGAAATATCGCCTATATAGATAGTGTGGAATCTGAATTTGCTAGAATTTGGCATAAAATTATTAATATCTCTAGCAGATTCATCAGATCTTCTAAATAAATCGACTATAAAGTTTCTCATCTCATTGATATCTGATATATCGGTGGCATACAGGGTAAACATTACCTGCTCATTACATACCAGCCAAGTGTCGTCATAGGTCATCCCAGTCTTGTCATAAACAATATGCTTTTTGCCACTCAAGAACTGATTCATTTCTGGGAGTTGTTGAACAGGAATAATTGGAATTATTGTTTCATTTATATTGTCAGAATAATAGTCTGTTTCATCAAATATTTCTGCGTTCTTAAATTCGTTCCAAAGAAACTTTCTAATTTCGTTTACAGCATCTAATTTATAATTTGTCATTACATGTTCCTTCCATTAGACTGAACTGCAGCCTGAGCTAAATTTTTAACGGTAGCTGGAGAATAACTATATGATTTTGCTTTAATCATAGGAGGAATCATCATAGACTTTCTAGTTACAATTCTAAATGATTGACTTGCCCCAGAGTTTTTAATAGAGTTTCTAATAAGGTTTCCGCTAACAAAAAATTTATAAGTATTTGCAAACCCCATCTTTGCATATTTACCACCAGGATTTTGAACCTTAACAGATCTTCCCTGTTGCAAAACAATGTTACGATCTCCTACTGTAAATGCTAATCTTCCAGTAGGTGTTCTTGGAGTAATTAAAACTGGGTTTCCAGACTCCATAATAAAGGCTTTATTTCTAAAAACATAAACTTTTCCTTTAGTGCTATTTTTAGGAACAGAAGTCTTAGACATTTTAAACTCATAAGATAGGTTAAAATCAAATCCGTTATTCATGGTTTTATTTAACTTAAATAATCTTGCTGTTTTATCTCCGACCCTATTCCATTCATATACATGATGTAAGTATTTAGGCTTTGATCTTGCTTGCATATCAATATAGTTTCCTAGATCTGTACTTACTCTATTATAAACTTTATTTGTAAAACCTTCTTGTATGCAGGGTTCTGTAACCATATGTGACATAACTTGAGTTTGGTAATAAAGGGCTGCAGAAATTTTTTGAACGGTCCCGCCATGGTCTATGACTCCAGATGGCTTTGAGCCCTTCATAAGGGCTGCTAAGCCGTTAGAAGCGGATTGTAGAGCAGCAGCATTAGTCGCCAATTGTCTGGTTCTCCGATCTTGCTGCCATTAAATTGTACCCAAGGATATTTCCAAATGGATCTGTAATTGGCGTATTTCCAACTATTTCAAAAACTGTTGGAGTATTTGTAGGGTAATTTAATTCAAACCAAACAACTTCACCGTTAGCATTTCTAATATTTGTTATTTTATCTCTATGTGATATAAATTTGTCTACACGAATTTGAATTGCTTCTGTATCCTTAAACTTTGTAGAATATTTTTGTTTATCAGTTCCTCTACCGCTAGTTGAGCTGATGCTTCCTTTTGCAAAGCAGGATACAGTTGAATTATACGCCCACGTTTTTTTAAGGGCTCCAGTATCTGGGTCTTGTTCATCCTGTTGTGTGTAAACGTCTGCTTTCATTGACAGAATTGAATTTACTAGATCTATCATTAGATCACCAGCATTTGTTTAATAACGTATCCAGCAAGGATGTTGTCTACAAAAAAGTTTCCTGTTCCATTATAAACCTGTGGGTCAAATTCAAACTGCCAGTCAAAAGTCTGGATGCTTTTCACATATTTATTTTTCCATTGTGTGTCTTTATTGAAAAAGTCTTTCATTAATTCAATGGTTGCAATATTTACTTCATCTGGAACAAATTCCCAGCCAAACTTACCTTGAATTCTATATGCTACATCTTTTCTAAAAAATCCTTGAAATCCAATATCGTATACAGTTGGAGAAACCATACCGTTAGCTAAATAAACAGTATTGTCTCTATTAATTGAATCTCCTCTATCAACCTTTATTCCATACCCGCTAGAAACAGGAATAATGCTGTACCCAATATTATTTACATTGTTTGGGTTATCTATTAAAAGAATGTCGTTTGCATAAAGCTCATGGATATTATTTACTTTGTAAAGAGTTTGTACAGAATCATCTCCGCCACCATAAACTGTTACTGCGTCATCGTATAAATAAAACCAGTCATTTGTATAATTTTCAATTAACTTTCTTGCATATTTTTCAGCAAGCTTAAGTTCGTCGTACGATCTATAATTTTCATCGCTTGGATCAACGCCTATACCAAGAGCATCTATAGCCTCTGAAATGTTTACATATGGAGTGACTACATCAACATACGTTGTATTAGATCCAGCATTTCCCTGAACCTGATAAGACCATACCAACTTGAGTTTTCTATTTCTTGAAGTAATATTAAAAGGAAGAACTACTTCATAGTTTCCATTGTCTGTATCTAAATTAGTTGCAGTGTATGTTCCTATTGATACTTCTGGATTAAGAGATGGAATAATGGCTGGGTCTGAAGTTATATCGTAAACAGTAACGGTTACATTGCCATCAGCGTCTACTGGTTGACCTCCCCAATAGATTTTATGACGTAGTGGTCCGTTACTATTTACATATAATTCTGCCATTTGAAATTTTCGTTAAGCGTAAAAGTCCTGGACTTCCTTTGCTGTGGCTAAACGAAAACCCTCCTCTTTTTCAAAAATTTCTTCTGCCTTTTCTGTTGGCATTGCAACAAACGGATGCTCTCTTGTAAAAGTGTATCCTACGGCATCATATCTAAAGTTTGCTCTTGTCATTCTAACCAAAACTGTGTTTTCTGGCTGTTCCTTCTTTGGATCAAACCTCGGTGTCACTTCTTCCATTTCGACTGATTCATCTTCAATGTTTTTAATTGTCTTTTGGTAAACGTCCCATGTGACGCCTTCTTCTGCAAGTGCTGCTATAATTTCTGCTTTGTTCTTTGAGTTTGGTAAATCAACTGCAAAATCTTCAGCAATTTGACGAAGCTCTGCAATTTTCAATGTCGTAAATGACATATATTCTCCTTTGTTCTCATTAATTATATCATTGTAAGGTTAAAAGGTAAAGACCCCCAAAACTTATTAAATTTTAGGGGTCTTTAATAGTATCTTCTTAAATTAGGAAGCTACCTTAACGTTCTTTACGACTACCCAAGCATCTGCTTGTTCAATCTGAACGCCTACACGAGTGTAGAGTGTGTACTCAACTGAGTCCTTACGTGGCCAGAAGAATCTGTATACAGTTACATCACGCTTAATTCCAATAACTACGTTATTTGGGAATGAAAGGTGGATGTCACCATGATCTCCTGATGCACCAGTATGTGTACCAGTTTGAGTTTCCTTTAGAAGTGGGACTTCAACAATTGGAATACCAAATGCAAATGGTGCTACATAACCAGCTGGTCCACCAAGTGGAGCCACATCACCACGGATAACGCTTGATGCGATATCTTGTGGGATTGTCTGATTTGTACCAATGCTTTGCTGGTATAGGAAGTCCTGAATAAGGTTAGATCCTGCAAGGAAGCGTAGGTCTGTACGACGTTGCTTGTACTTACGTGGAAGTGCCTTAAGTGCTGAGTTGAATACTGCACGAGAGATATTAGCTCCCGCTGCATCTACAACATGGCCATTAGCCTTTGCCTTCTTGACTACACCATCAAATGCCTTATAAAGTGCATCTCCTGTTAGCGAAGCATCGCCATTGAGAACCAAGTCTTCAATGTCGTTACCTGCCTGTGTTGCCATAAGACGTGCAATATGATCTTCAAGATCTGGACCTTCGATATTGTCTTCAAGAGACTCTGTTGAGAGTTCCCAGTCAAGACGAAGCTTCTTTGTGGACAAAGAAATCTTGGAGAATGTAACGCCTGCGTTTGATGAAGTATCTTCGGCTTCAGAAGCGACTTTCATCAACTTCTCGCCTACTCCGATACGATCAATCTCAGTTGTGTCTGCCTTCATTCTAACTGTACGTGCGACTTTACCGATAACGGTTGCATCGAATACGTAGTCAAGGAATCGTGCTGACTGCTCTGGATTTAGGAGACCACCTGTTTGGGTAGCTCCAACGTGAATGCCAGTACCTGTAATGGACTGTCCATTCATAGATGTAGATACAGTAGTATTTGCTGCTACTGCCTTTTCTAATAGTTCATTGCTCATTTTATTTTTTCACCTGCCTTTTTAATTTAGAATGTCGTTCACGGAACCGAGGAAAGCGCCGCTCCATTTTGATTTCTTTACAAACTCTGTTGACCCGCCAAGGTCAGCAGACTTCTTAATTGCAGTATCGCCCTCTACTGCGTCGATTCTCTTTTCGACTGAATTGATTGTTTCACGAATACCTTTTACAGTTTCGCTCAAATTGTTGTGCTGTTCTGCCAACTCGACAATTCTTGCCTCAACACTCTTGCTAAAGGACTCCACAGTGTTTTTAACTTCTGCAACCTGTGCTGCATTTGTTTCTGCTGCCTTGCTAAGTGTATCGGACAAGAAGCCCTTGAGATCCCCTAGCATCTTTGCAAAATCAAGCTCTTCTGAAGCTGCTTCTGCTGCTGGTTCTCCTGCGGTATCGGCGGCAACTGAGTCTGCAGCTGGTGCTGCTTCTTCTGCAACTGCTGCTGCTTCTGCTGCTGGTGCTTCTGCTACTGCTTCTGCTGGAGCATCTGCTGCTGGAGCATCTGCTGCTGGTGCATCAACTGCTGGTGCATCAACTGTTGTTTCTTCTGTCATCTTTGTTACTTCTTCTGACATAGTTGTACCTCCTTTATTTACTTCGGTGTTGTTTTCAAGTTCATTTGCAGAACCAGAAATCTTATTAATGTGTTTCTCATAAACAAAACGAACTGCATCCGATTTGTTAATATCATTGTT